AAGATACTTTGCAACTTCGTTCCTTAATCAAAGACATTTCAAAGTTCTATGATATTCCATTTGCAGAAGTTAATAAAGTAACTGGCAAGATGACATTCGAGGCAACACCGGCAGCAAAGAAAGATAATGGAATTGTTTCAGGCGTCTATACTCCAACTTTTGAAGAGACAATGAAATATAGCCCAACTTTGCAAGAGTTTCTCAAGAAATATCCGCAAGTTAAGACGCATGTAAATAATCTTTACAAACAGGTTCGTTCACAATCGAGACATGCTGGTGGTATCGTTGTCGGCGAGAATCTTGATAAACACATGCCACTTCTGTATAGCGGCGGTGTCCGACAGTCTCCCTGGTCAGAAGGTCAGAATGTTCGACATCTTGAGCCAATGGGATTCATTAAGTTTGATATTCTTGGCCTGAGTACTCTCAGAATGATTGAGGATGCTATCACAAGAGTTCTGCAAACCAAGGGAAATGCAGAGCCATCATTCAAGGATGTCAGAGCATTCTATGATGAGCATTTGCATCCAGACAAGATTGATTTTGATAACCAGAAGATTTACAAAAATGTATTTCACAAAGGCAAGTGGGCTGGCATCTTCCAGTTTACAGAATCTGGAGCACAATCATTCTGCGAGAAAGCAAAGCCAACAAGTTTAATTGATATCGCTGCTATCACTTCTATCTTTCGACCAGGCCCACTTGGAGCAAAGGTTGACAGAAGTTATGTGACTGCCAAAAATAATCCAAAAGATATCACATATATACATCCAATCGTCAAGGAAGTTACAAAAGAAACATATGGCTTTTTAATTTTCCAAGAACAGATTGCCCTCCTTGCCCACAAGCTTGGCAAAGATATTAATCTTGATGAAGCAAATCTCCTCAGAAAGCTTCTCACCAAGAAAGGCACTGGCAAGGGTGCAACAGAAAAGCTCAAAATTCGTGATAAGTTCATTGCAGGTTGTCTCGATAAATCAATCTCGAAAGTACAAGCCCAAAAGCTTTGGGATAGTTTTGAATACTTCTCTGGATATGGTTTTAACAAATCACATGCAGTTGGATACAGCATTCTTTCATATCAATGTGCTTGGCTATTAAACTATTATCCAGCTCAATGGCTTGCAGCATTCCTAAACAAAGAACCAGAAGGCCGTAAAGAGAAAGCAATTAATATTGTAAAGAATCTTGGATTTGGAATCAAAGAGGTTGATATCAATAATTCTGGCAAAGACTGGGAAGTTGATTCAGATGGAGATCTTGTTCAGCCATTGACATCAATCAAAGGCTTGGGCGATAAAGCAATGGAGCAGATTATTCTTCATCGACCATTTAATACTGTTGAAGAGTTCTTGTTCAAGGAAGAGGTAAGTTATTCCAAACTAAACAAGAAAGCTCTTGATGTTCTTGTTCGTTCTGGTGCTTGCAAAAATCTTATTGATGATCGCTTTAAGAACGAGAGACACTTTTGGCTTGCAACTGCAAACGATAGGCCAAAGCGTAAGAACAATCTACAGGAAAACATTGACAAGTATATTGGAGAGTTTGACTTTACAGAAGAAGAAAAGATTGATAATATTGTTACTTTGACTGGTCTTTTTCCATTTGAACTAGTCTTGGATAGAAAGGTCAAAGAAAGATTGGATGCTTTAAAAGTCCCAGCAATTTCAGAGTTTGACCGAGCCTTGCAAGTCTGTTGGTTCATTCCAAGAGAGGTTGTCGAGAAGAAAACCAGAAATGGTAAAACATTTTGGATTGTTAATGTTATTGATTCAAATTGCCAGACAACATCAATTAAATGTTGGAATGTTAGAAATACCGACAAGATTCACTTGAATCGTCCCTATGCAAGTAAGCTGGAGTATGATGAACAATGGGGATTTTCAACAAGATCTGTTCATCACAATTTTAAGCTTTTGGGTTAAAAAAGCTTGACATTTAAAATAAAAAGGAGTATAATATGGCTATGGATAATGTTGATACACTTGAATATCATAGACTGATAGTCGGAAATGATGAGGCTGAATATGAAGCGACAACAACTATTTCTGAGTATATTGCGATGCGAGCAGCTAAACACGCAAATAAGCTTGGCCTTGCAAAAAAAGCAATAAAAGATTTTGAAATTGTAAAAGATCCTTATTCAAATGATTGGGTCATAATGTATGGATGCGAGAGAAGATAATGAGAGAAGTGTATGATTATGCAGCTCCACTTACTGGAGAGCCTTCATCTAAATCAGAGATTGTCAAAGAGATAAACTCGATTATCAAAAGAGATATGAAAATGGCTAGAACAATGAAAGGTATAGAGATGGAAGTAAAGCCAGAATGGTACGACCTTTTATTAAAAGACGGCTCTATTATAAGATCTTATGAGAAGGCTGGATGGAAAGTCCGTTGGTACGAGCGTCACGAAGATGGCCCAGCAACTGGTAGATTGCTGAGAAGCTGGCTTTGCATTCAAGATGCGCAATATGTACAAGACACAACAAAGCAAAAGAAGGTACGATAATGATTATAGAATATGTAAGAATGAGGAGCCAAGCAGTTCCTCCACAAAGAGCAAACCCATCAGATGCAGGATTAGATTTATTTTTCAATCCTGAGCCAAATGGATTTTTAGTTAGTGAAAAAATTGATGCTGTTGTCGTTAAACCAGGTGAAAGCAAGGTTCTCCCGACGGGTTATCGATTTGGTGTCCCACATGGATATATGCTTGAAATTAAGAATCGTTCGAGCATCGCAGCAAAGCGATCTTTGATTGTTGGTGCTTGCGTTGTTGATAGTGGGTACGATGGAGAGGTATTTGTAAATCTTCACAATATCGGGACAGAAACACAAATTGTCAAACCAGGTGAAAAAATAGCACAAGCAGTGATGGTTCCGGTTGTTCATTTCCGCGCAGTTGAGACTGGCAACAGTGATTTATATAACTGGTATCCAATCACTATATCAGAACGAGGCGATGGTGCTCTCGGCTCAACAGACGAAAAAGGTAAAAAATGAAATTAGGATTATGCTTTGATGATGTCCTTTTGGAGCCAAAATATAGCGACATCAAGTCAAGAAAAGAAATTAATATTGGCAATTCTTTATCAAACTCACTCCATCTTGACTGCCCAATTATCTCTGCTCCAATGGACACCGTGACAGAAGGTGATATGTCTGTGGCAATCAGGAAAATTGGAGGCTTAGGGATCATTCATAGATATAACACAATCGAAGAGCAATGTAAAATTGTACGAGATGTATCAGTAGTATACAACCATGAGGTTGGGGCGGCTATTGGAACACAAGGCGATTATCTTGAAAGAGCTAAGGAACTTGTCCATCATGGGGCAAAAGTTATATGTCTTGATGTTGCACATGGTCACCATGCTCTAGTCGAGAATGCGTTGTCGAACTTAAAACAGAATCTCCCTTCAAGTGTTCATATTATGGCTGGCAATGTTGCAACTGAAAAAGCATTTTATGACCTGTCTGATTGGGGTGCTGACAGCATTCGTGTTGGCATTGGAGGGGGAAGCATTTGCTCAACCAGGATCCAAACTGGACATGGAGTCCCAACTTTGCAATCAGTCATTGATTGTGTTCGTGCAGCAAAAGATATGAATGTTAAATTGATTGCTGACGGTGGAATTAAAAATTCTGGCGACATGGTTAAAGCCCTCGCAGCAGGTGCCGACTTTGTTATGGCTGGTTCTTTATTGGCTGGAACAGCAGAATCACCAGGTGATGTTATTAATACTCCTCAAGGCAGATATAAAGCTTATAGAGGAATGGCGTCTAAAGAGGCACAAAGAGCTTGGAAAGGGAAAGTGTCATCACGAGAAGGCATCTCAACGCACATACCATATAAAGGCTCTGTGAAGGACATCCTTGAAGAGTTATCAGTTGGAATTCGTTCAGGATTTTCATACAGTGGAGCGAGAAACTTGAAAGAACTCCATCAGGATTCCACAATGATTCAGCAGACTGGTGCAGGCTCGAAAGAAAGTGCAACACATATTTTATCGAGGAGCTAATGTCGTCTTTAAAAAGAAAAATGAAAAGAGATAAATTAAAAGACTCTAAAAAAGAAATGTCAAAAAAGATTGGTCTTTTCAATAAGATTCCAGATCATTGTTTAGCTTGCCATAAAGCATTTGATAAAAAGGATAGGGATATGGTGATGTCTTGGAGTGTCGTTGTCAGAAAAGAAACAGAAACAGTTAGGCTTTATTGTCCTGAATGTTGGGATATGGCAAAGAAGTTGGTAGAGGAGACTAGAGATGGATCAGAAGACCAGATCAGTGATGTTTAGTTCAGCAACAGATGAATGGGCTACACCGCAATCAATTTTTGACAAGCTAGATAAAAAATATAATTTCACCTTAGATCCATGTTGCACTCATTCAAATGCGAAATGTGAAAAACATTATACAATTGAGGAAGATGGTCTAAGTCAATCATGGGCCGGTGAATCAGTTTTTGTAAATCCTCCATATAGTAATATTGCAGATTGGGTTAAAAAAGCTCATCATGAATCTACTGAAAACGGCGCAACCGTTGCGCTTTTGATTCCGTCTAGGACAGATACGAAATATTGGCACAACTATATTATGGAATCTGCATCGACAATTTACTTTATTAAAGGAAGGGTCAAATTTGAGAGTGCAAACAAAGAGAATAAAAATTCTGCTCCATTTCCATCTGCTGTAATTGTATTCGGCGAATACAATTGGAGTCCAGGAATTAGACTAAAAACTATGGAGAGATAATGGCGGATACAAATAAAAAAATTATTTTCACTGTCAAAGAAAGAACAAAAGTTGATTTTAAGTTACAGCTTCAGTATGATGGCATGACACAAGTCAAGTTCTTTAATGCTATTCTTGATGGATATATCAGAAAAGATCCAGACTTACACAATTATCTCAGCAACTTCAAAAAAGAAAAGAAAATCCAGAGCGGAGAACAAAGAAGAAGGATCAAAGATAACATTAAGAATGCCAAGAAGGTTGAGAGTAAATTTGCTCTTGCAGATGACGAAGTTGAAAATATATTTGATATCCTCGAACAGGAGCATCCAGACTTATGAAAGATTATGAAGATAAATTTTTGAATGTGATTCAACAGAATATTAAATGCCATTCTGTTTGCGCGAGACAAAACAAGCCTTGTGAAGAGAAGTCATGCAGATTGTGGATTGATTACAAAGAAGATCTAAATTGTACAGAAATTGCAGTTCAAAAAAATGATAAAATGATTCTTAGAGAGATTGGCGATAGGCTTAAGTTGACGCCTTCAAGAATCAAGCAAATACAAAACGAAGCAATAAAGAAAATAACTAATCGAATAATTCAAATAACAGACTAAATACTACTTGTCTTTTTCTAAATTTACCCACTATTTATGTAAGGATACGCTAAAATTAAGGAGAAATAATCAAAATGTCCAAAAACACTAAAAAACCAATTCTTGCCGAAAACACAGTTCGCCGTTTCATGAAGCTCGCTTCTATTGAGACTCTTTCAGATGGTTTCGTAAATGAAACTTACAAGATGGAAGAAGAAGAAATGAACGAGATGAGCGACTACAATGAAGGTATGCACGATCCCAAAGAAGGTATGCACGATCCCAAAGAAGGAATGCGTAGCAAAATGGAAGAACAAGAAGAAGAGATGGATGACGAAGCTCCAACTGACGAAGCTGCCGAAGAAGTCACTATTTCTGATGATGAAGCAGAAGCTCTAATCGATGCACACAATGCTGCTGATGAAGTTGTTGCAAAACTTGAAGACGCAATGGCTGGCGAAGAACCAGAAGCAGAAGAAGATGAAGAGGCTGAAGAAGAAGGCGAACCTCCCATGGACGCAGACCTTATGGAGCCAGAAGAAGAAGCTGGCGATGAAGAGCCAATGATGGAAGATGAAGAAG